CACGTTTACGGTGTTGTCATGCCCACAATACAAATACACGGGCATTGACGGCACAACAGGCGAGTGGATATTTGACCCGACGCAACCAGTACCAAACCAGTTGCTATACGCGCACGCCGGTCATGACGACGTCGAATTCGTCGTTGATTACAGCGGTACAATCACGTTCACACCAACCTGCTCGTGGGTTACGGCCGCACAACTAATCACGTATCTCGGTGTGTCAATCGCAAACCCGTCTGACGATTACACGCTCGTTACACAGGCGGTCTCGGCTGGTAATCAGTTTTGTTGGCGGCGACGCGCCGAAGCAGGCTACAACGACAGCCTGACAACATCGCCAAGCGGCGACGTAACGCTAGGCACGCTGATGTACAGCGCAGCGTTGTGGCGTAGTCGAGGGTCGCTAGAAAACGTGTTTGCGTCGTTTGACGGCATGGGTACAGCACCACAACAATCATTGACACCGATTGTTAAACAGTTGTTAGGCATTGACCGACCACAGGTGGCGTAATGCCGTCACCATACACCGACCTATTTAACGAGACGCTGGACGACCTATCAACGACGTTGACAGCCGTGTCGGGCTTGCGTGTCGTCACCGACCCGACAAAACTTGTGCCAAATTGCGTGTTTATACAAGCACCGTCATTTACAACAATCGCTGGCAACGGCAACATTGTACGCATGGATTACCCGATCAAAATTGTTGGCAGCGGCCCAGCAGGGCTACCAGTCTTACGCGAAATATTGCAGATCGCCGCAACCGTACTTGGGTCGGCAATTATCGTCATGTCGGGCAGACCCGGCACACTCGACATAGGCGGCCAAGAATACCCGTGCTACGACCTATCGGTTGGCGTACAAGCGCAAACGTCGTAATGCACACAAACAGGCGACCGTTATGGTAAAACTATAGATACAACAGACAAGGACGAAACATGGCAACCAGCACCTATTTATCAAACCCAGTTGTTTTAATCGGCGCTAGCAGCGCATCAACAACCGACATCACCGATCAAGTATCGGCAGTCACCGTCAACTACAACGTCGAAGCACTTGAGGACACCGCGTTTGGCTCAACTGCACGCACCAACACCGCAGGCCTGCAATCAAACAGCGCAACACTCACGCTCTACGCGTCATACGCAGCGTCGGAAAGTTACGCAGTTTTGTCGGCGCTTGTTGGCACAAAATGCTATATCAAGGTCACACCAGCGTCAGGCGCAAACACAGCCACTAACCCCGGGTTTGAGTTGACTAATACTTATTTGGGTGCGTTGCCAGTAATCAACGCCAACCTTGGGGCTCTTAGTGTATATGACATAGAACTTTTGGGCGGCTCTTACACGGTTGACGTAACCTGATAAAAAAACAAACCTAACCGAGAGGCAAACATGAAAATAAAACTGGTTGTCGATCTAAACGGCGACGGGCAACAAACAACTATGACCGCAAACCTATGGGTTGCGTGCCAATGGGAACAAAACGAAAACCGTCGACTAAACGACGGCAAACCGTTTGGGTTCACAGAACAGGTACAACTGGCGTATTATTGCTACAAATTGCGTGGCGATCAACTACCGCCAACAGCAAAAGAGTGGCACGACCAACACAAACATTTAGACATTGTTGAGTTTGTCAACATTGAAAACCCAAACCCTACGGCGTTGGCAGTTACCGACGGCAACTAGCAGAATTGCTGGTGGTCACAGGATACTGGCCAACGCATATCGAGTTTGACACGCGCGACCTGCATACCACGATTACGCTATTGAACAAGGCAAAGAGGTAGCGCATGTCATCGTCAACAACCATACAAATTGTGGGCATAAAAGACACGATCAACCAGTTGCGCAAAATTGACCCCGAACTGCAAAAAGAGTTTAAGGCCGACGCAACGGCGATAGCAGCGCCAGCAATTGAAGCCGCTAAAAATGTTTATACTGACGTGCCGTTGTCCGGCATGCAATACAAATGGCGCGAGGAAGGTCGAAGCCGTCTCAATTTCCCGTTTACGGTTAGCAAAGCAAAAAACGGTGTACGGTTCAGGTTTGATACACGACGCAACGCAATTGGCGTAATACTGATTGAGCAACGCGACCCAGCCGCAGCAATATTCGAGACCGCTGGTCGCGCAAACGCAAACAAACTTAACACCAGTTTGTTGTTTGAGGGTATGCCAGTCAGTCCGGGTCGCACTCGACTTATCGGCCCAGCGGTATACAAAGCGCGTCGCGGCATTGAAACAGAAATGGAAAAAATGATTGCTAAAACTATGCGTACCGTGCAGGCAGGTTTGTAATGGCGTTATCTATACCTATTGTTTCCGAGTTTGACGGCAAAGGCATAACGAAGGCCGTACACGAATTCAAGCAACTTGAAACTGCTGGTGAAAAAGCAAATTTTGCGTTGCAAAAAGCGGCCGTGCCAGCCGCTGCCGCAATTGCTGGTATTGCAGCTGGTTTAGGTTTTGCGGCTAAAGCCGCGATTGAGGACGCTGAGGCACAAGACCAATTGGCGGGTGTGTTGAAGCGGTCAGCGCTTGCCACAGATGAAATGATTGTTGCCAATGAAGAATTTATTAGCACGTTAAGTCGCGCGACGGCGACAGCCGATGATCAGTTGAGGCCAGCGTTATCGAGTTTGGTTACGGCAACTGGGTCGCTTGAGTTGTCGCAACAATTGTTAACGCAAAGCCAAGACATTGCGATTAGCACAGGCAACGAATTGTCAGTTGTCGTTGACGCGGTATCTAAAGCATATAACGGCAACATGAAAGGTCTAAAGGCGCTTGACCCGTCGCTAATGGACGTCATTAAGTCTGGTGCGTCGTTTAATGATGTCATGTCAACGTTGGCGGCGACAACTGGTGGTGCGGCTACTGACGCGGCTAACACGGCAGCAGGCAAAATGCGCGGCCTAAAAATAAGTATGGACGAAGCGAAAGAAAGTATTGGTGCGGCGTTGTTGCCAACTATAGAAAAATTGTTGCCAGTTATCCAAAACATGGCGTATTGGTTTGAGGCAAACACAGGGTTGGTGTTAAAAATTATTGGTGCGGTCGCCCTATTGTCGTCGACGTTGTTGTTGTACAACGGCATTGTTAAAGCGGTAACGCTTGCTAACGCAATATTTAACACAACGTTGGCAGCAAACCCGATTGGTGCGTTAACAATTCTTATTGGCGGCGCTATTGCCGCAATGGTTTATTTAGAACAAAAAACAAACGCGTTGTCTGAGAGTTGGGGGCGTTTTGGTGTTGTTTTGCGCGCCGTGCTTGGGCCGTTGTATGACGTCGTTGCATTGGCAGGCAAACTAGGACTTATCGACAAAATAAGTTTGCCAAGTTTGCCGACTTACACGCCGCCTTCAACTAGTGGCTCGACTTTGCCGCCAGCGTTACGTTACGCGCCGCCAAATGTAACAATTCCGTCTATAGCGACACCGACAATACCTACCGGGTCAGGTGGCAACGGTGGTGGCGGCGGTATCGGTGGCGGTGGCGGTGGAATTGGTGGCGGCGGTGGGCTAGTCACAATACAAAACACAACACCAGCGCTAACCACGTTTGGCAACGCTGAACGCATAGCAGGACGCGGCGACACGATCACAGTTAACGTAAATGGCGGCATATCAACCAGCGCGCAGATCGGTCAAGCGGTTTACAATTCGTTGCTGCAATACAAACAGGTTTACGGGCCACTAGACGCGATTGCAAGTTAAATGTCGGCGACACTTGTTACTGGCGGCACTTACACGCTTGAGTTAGGCACAGGGTTTGACGCTGAGGCGTTTACGCTCGACGAAAGCACGCTTAACGGCACAGACGTTTTAGACGGCGACGGCGAGGATTTCCAAGACATAACACAATACGTTGACAACATAAGCATCACGCGCGGCCGCAAACAAGTCGAAGATGCGTTCGGCGCTGGGCAAATGTTTGTGTCAATGTTTCAACCAAACAACCAGCGTGCGTTAGACCCGTTTAACACGTCAAGCATTTACTACAACACGTCAACCGACCAACCCGGTTTAGGGCCGTTGCGACCGATACGTTTGTCGCGTAACGGCGAATACTTGTTTTACGGCAAAGTGATTAGTTATGCGCAACAGTATGTTTTGGGTGGGTTGACGCGTTACACGGTTGCGTGCGCCGACGACATTTACACGCTTGCACAGGCAACGTTGCCAGCGACGACACCGAGCGCGCAAACTTCGGCGGCTCGACTGTCGGCCGTGCTTGCGTTAATCCCGTACACGGGCACTACAAGCATTACAGCAAGCCCTACGGCAACGCTGGGCGCGTTTGTGATTGACGAAGGCACTAACGCAAACCAGTACGTCAACCGCATTAACGAGGCTGAGCAGGGGCGCATTTTTGTTGATCGTGCCGGTGTGCTGACCATGCAGCCGCGTATCGGCACGACGCTCGACGAGCCGACCGTTGTCTATAACGACACAGGTACGCAAACACCGTATGACGTGCTAGGTGTCGAGTTTGACCAGCAAAACATTATTAACACCGCAACCGTGTTGATTGAGACTGGTGGCACGGTGCAAACCGCTACCGACGCGGCAAGTATTGCAGAATATTTTGTGCAGGCAGTAGCGATACTTGACAGTTTGTTGTCTAACGATACGCAGGCCGCGACGCTGGCCGACTATTTGCTCGACGGTACGCCAGTACCGCGTTTTACGTCAATCAGCACTACGTTTGCGTCGCTTAGCACCGCACAAAAAACGGCGCTTGCACCAATAGAAATTGGCGACACAATACAGATCACCAAAACCTATACGACTGGCACACCGCTAGTCGTCACACAGGACTTGGCGGTCGAGGGCATAGATCACGAAATTAACGTTACGACCGGGCACAGGGTCACGTTGTACACCAGTCAAACTGTGGTGCTTAACGACTTTATACTTAACGACATTACGTATGGCACACTCTCGACAAACAATGCGCTAAGTTAGGGGCACTATGGCTATACAAACATTTACAAGCGGTCAGGTTTTAACGGCCGCGCAAATGAACAGTTTGCAAGCAAACGACTACAACCAAACAGTCAGCAACAAAACCGCGTCTTACACGCTTGTTGCGGCAGATGTCGGCACTCGAATTGTAATGAACGTGTCGGGCGCAAGCACGGTTACGGTTAACACAAATTTATTTAGCGCTGGCGACACTTTATTTATTCAGAACATTTCGTCGTCAACTTGTACGGTTACGGCCGGTACTTGCACGGTTAACACGTCAGGTTCATTAGCGTTGGCACAATGGGGGGGTGGCACGCTTTATTTTACAAGTGCTAGTGCTGCTATTTTTTTTAGCGGTACTGGTTCTGCAAAATATAAATATCACGTATTCACGTCGTCAGGTACTTTGAGCGTTTCCACCGGCGGCACAATGGATTTGCTAGCGGTCGGTGGCGGCGGTGGCGGAGGCGGTAATCGCGGCGGCGGTGGTGGTGGCGGCGAAATAGACGTTACATATTGGCAAGGCGTATCAGTAACAACAAACCAAACAATTACTATCGGCGCTGCAGGCGTAGGTTCGACAGCGATACCGATTGCTAACGGCACATCAGGCGGCAACACAACCATAGGCAGTTTGCTTACGGCAACGGGCGGGGGTGGCGGTAGCGGGGCTTCGGCCGCGTCAAGCGGCGGTAGCGGAGGCGGCGGATCGGTTGCTTCAACTGGTGGCGGTTCAGCGTCAGGCACTTATGCATTTGCAGGCGGCGCAGGCATTACAGGCGCAGCAGGCGATGCCGGTGGCGGTGGCGGTGGCGCTAGTGCAGTTGGCGCAGCAGGACAAGGCACAGCGTCAGTTGCCATTGGCGGTAATGGCGGTGAAGGTTTAGCAGCAACATTTTTTAACTCTAATTTTAATTCGACAAATTTTCCTACAACTATGACATCACAAACCGTTTGGGCTTCGGGTGGTGGTGGTGGTGCTTACAAATCAACATCGGGTGGCACAGTTACACGCGGCGCGGGTGGCACAGGTGCAGGCTCGGGCGGTCTAGACCAACAATCAACAGTTATAAACACGGCTAGCGCCGCAACAATGTATGGCGCGGGTGGTGGTGGTGGCGGTGTATATGCAGGCAACAGTCAAGGCGGTAACGGTTATCAAGGTTTAGTAATTGTCAGATATTTAAGCACGGCTGGCATTGTTGCTACAGGCGGTCAAGAAGTGGTAACGGTTTAATTATGGCAACATACGCAGAAATTAACGGCGACAATATTGTTGTAAATGTCATTGTTGCCGACGCTGATTTTATTGCAACACAAACCGACAAAACTTACGTCGAATACGACGATACAAACCCAGCAGGTATCGGTTGGACATACGATCCGTCAACAGGATTGTTCACACCGCCGCCAACACCTCAACCCGAACCTGAGCCAGTCGAGCCGTAATGTCGTGCGTTGGTTTGCACTTGCATTGCTACTTGTTGCTTGCGAAACAACACGCGACAACAACAACAAGGTCAGCACACGCGCGTTGTATTGCAACGTGCCTGACAGGTGCGGTGTAACACCATGAGACGCAAATATTTTAACGCAGACGAATTACACGCACGCATGGTCGTAACCGTCGGCGTACTACTAGCAGTCGTATTCAGTTTAATCGTGCTAGGCATGGTGTGGGGTTTGCTGTTCGTATCGCAACCACTCGAGCAGTCACCAAACGACGCAGCGTTCATAGACCTAATGTCAACGATTGTTGTGTTTTTGACCGGCACATTGTCGGGCCTTGTCGCGTCAAACGGCATAAAAACAAGCAAACAACGCGTCATTGACGACGACAATGCCTAGACCGTACACGATCACGCAACAGCCAGTTGTTAAAGCGGCGTTGGCTGGCACAACTGAGTGGGCAAAACTTTGTTGCAAACACAGCAACAACAGTTTGTGGAATAACGGCACATGGGTTATGCGCGACGTACGCAACCGACCCGGCACGATTAGCAATCATGCTCGAGGGCTGGCAATGGACTTGTCGTATCGTTGGCTGGCACAAAAACAACGCGGCGTGCAAGACGGCCGCAAAGTGTCGCTGGCGTTTATCGTCAAGTGTTTAGAGAACGCTG